CTCCTACTCCTAATTACGTGGTAGCTACAACACCTTACGTATCTACAATTAAAAAGATTCTATCTCCAACTACGGCATTGTTAGACACAGATTATACAGTTTATAGCAGCCAAAGTATTTCATCACATACATATAATGTATTTGGATATTCTGCATTTTCATTGTCATATGAAGCTACACCTACATATACGCCAACAGAAAATTCACAATCATTTGCATATATACAAGTTAAAGGATTAGATCCAGCAACTGGCGATGTTTCAAGAATCAAAGTATTTACTAACAATAATGGTACAATCGGTTCTTGGGATTTGGTTAATGATGTAGAATTAGAAGAAACGGAAATATTTGTTTCTAGCACATCATCATTATATCCATATGAGAGTTTAGGATTATTTTACAGTCAAAGCGTAATTAATACATACTGGGAAGGACATACGTATCAAGGTAAAACAGAAATTGCAGCACCGGTACTAACTTGGACAACGGCATCTATTAATAATGCTATGCGTATTTCGAGTAGTGTTAATATTGATGCAGTAAATACTATTACTACTGCAGAATTGCAATCTGCATATAACGGAATTTTTATTAAAGATGCATCATATAAAGTTATGATAGATGCATTAGGAACTAGAACTGGTACAACTAATCCAAAAATTTCTGTTTATTTGTCAGGTAGTGCGTTTAATTTTAATACAACAGACTATTTTAACCAAGATTTTTCCAGACGATTTGGAAAACGGGTTGGTGAATTAGAAGTACAAACTAACAACCAACGATTTGATGATGAAACGTTTGAGTTTACTGCAGATAATACCGGTACTGGTGTATTAATATTTATTGTAGAATCTGGAGAATGGCAAGTTTCTGATGTACGTACAACTTCTGATAATGAGTCAGGATATACACCACAATATACACGTCTTCGAAGTTTAGTACCAACTCCACATAAAGCTGATAATCAAGTATCATTTAAAGTAGAATATTATAATATAGCTGGCGAAAAAAGCAAACAAATTAATTACATTTATAATAAAAATTGGGAAGGTGGTAATCGTTATATAGATGGCGATTATTCTATGCTTACTGGATCTTTGTATGTAGCAGACTCATTAGAAACTGGCGTAGCGATATCTGGATATAAGAATACCGGATATATAAGATCATTAGGTTATGAAGGATTTACTGCTGGCTTTCCTGGATTTTTAATGTGGTCTGGATCTGCTTTAAGTGGATCTTTAGGAACAAAAGGTGGAGTACCATATAGTGGTGTTGGTTTAGAATTATACGGAGATGCTAATAATTATTTTCGTTATTCAACAAATCCATCCGAGTTAGATGTACATACAGAAACATTTTTCTTTGGAGATCCTAACTCACAGTATATTTCTGGAAGTAATGGTAATTTAGAAATATCATCGAGTGGATTTTATTTAACAGCGGATGGGGATGTAACTGCATCATCATTTATTGCAGTAAATGGAAGTAATGTTTTATTTGATTCGAACTCAGAATTTGTTGATGGATTTAATGTCGGCCGGGTTGTATATTTTGATAGATCAGAATTTACAGCTTCTGGTAATTTTGGAAGTAATGGTACACCTGTAACTTCATCGATATTTGAAACATTTATTTTACCAGGCGAAACTAGAATGCAAATATCAGTAACTGCTCAATTTATAAATTCTGCTTCAGGTAATAGAACATTATCGGGTGAATGGTATATACAATCTGCTAGTAGTATAGATTTAAGTCCATTGACTAATGAATATGATATGTGGAGTACTCCAAAATCTTTGTCAGGCGGATCAGTACCGATATTATTTACACCTGTTACTTCAATTCGAGGAAATTCTAGAACATTAGAAGTAGTAGGTGGTACTGTTGGAAAAGCTAATTTTGCTGAATGTCAGGGTAAATATGTAAGAATTTACATGTTAACATCACACGCGGGATTAGGGTCGGGAACGAGTGAATTTAAACTAAAACACTTTGTATATCGTACTAGTCGAGTTGTAGGTAGCGTTACTGGATCTATAGGAATATTACTTCCGGAAATATAATCAATAATTTATTAGATAATATTTATATATAAAGAAATAAAATGAACAAAATAACAGTACTGTTTCCTGGCGGGTTTAAACCATTAACTGGTGCTCATCTAGATTTAGCAAATCGGTATGCACAATCTGCAGATGTAGATCGTGTTATACTTTTAATTGGTCCTAAAGAACGAGATGGAATTACCCGAGATAAAACAATTGAAATGTTTAATATCTTAAATGATAATCCTAATATTGAAATACAACCAACAGAATTTAATTCTCCTATAACGGCCGCATATGAATACTTATTTGCACTTCCAGAAGATGTGACTGGTCGGTATGCAATGGCTGCATCGGCTAAAGGTGATGATTATGTTCGTGCAAAAGATTTTATCCCAAATGTAGATAAATACGCAACTATCGGAGACAAAAAAGGCCGTACGATTCCCTCCGGTATAGATGCAATAGAATTAAATGTTAATGTAGATCCAATGCAATATCGTAATGGTGAACCGGTTTCAGCAACTGTTGTTCGAACGGCATTAGCTAATAATGATTATGAAACATTTCGAGCATCATATCCACAATACGATGAAGCTAAAGTAAAAAATGTTTGGCAACTATTAACTGGTATGCAAGAATCATTATTTACTAAAGATTGGTGGTTAAACAATTTACAAGAAGATGTAGATTCTGTTGTTGAATCAATGATGTTTCCACGTGAAAAAAAACATCATGCTGATAAAATTAAAAAATTACGTGCATTTTTAGATAAACATCGAGGCAAAGATTTTGTATATGATTTTGATGATTTTCATAAAACAGTATATGGTGCTAAATTAGTAGAAAATATAATTAAAGAAAACTATATAACACGGTCCGAATTGGCATCTATAGAATCAGCAGTTGATGGATTTTTTAGACATTATGGAATTGATGTAGATTTTCAAGGCAAGTTTACGCATTTTATCGATCGATTAAATGACCCAAGAAACGAAGCACCTATTTATACAGATGAACTCCGAGATTTTTTCGAAGATTTAGCAAATGAATATGGAGATAAAATTGCTAGACAATTGCATTTAGATCGACCAAACGGTGTTGGTTCTGATTATCAATTTGATATTCCAATTCATATGCCATTCATGCTGCAATGGAATCCTAGTAAAAAAGTGATTGAATTAATTCCGCGGACAATTAAAAAACAAAGAAAACGATGGCAGTCAAATAATCCAGAAGATATTATATATACAATCGAATCTCGTTTAAAAACTGGAGGTATATTGTCTGAAGGTGGTGCTGCAGGACATATGGCACATCCATGGGATGATCATGGATTAACATTTAATGACGTTCGGGAAATTGTATCTAGAGCATTATCAGGTCGTTTAGATATTGAACAAGCTGTAACAGAAAAAACAGATGGGCAAAATATTCAGTTTACCTGGAAAAACGGACAGCCTGGTTTTGCTAGAAATAAAGGTACTATTATTAATCCAATGACACCTGATCAGTTGATTGCAGATTTCGAACGTAAATATCAGGAAGCAATTCAGAAAAATGGAGCTGAGGCAGCTGAAGGATATAAACTAGTAGTAGATGCATTTCGGGAAATGGCACAAGATATTACTGCTGCATTATCTTCATTACCAGCTGGAGAATTAGAACGTATATTTAAAAACGGCCGAGTATTTGCAAACATGGAAATTATTTATCCAGCAACTAAAAATGTAATTGCATATGATAAAGCACATCTTCAGTTTCATAACTTAGTTGAATATGATGAAAAAGGCAATGTTGTTGAAACTGACTTAACCGGTGGTGCAATGATGCAAAAAATCATACAAGATGCAAATGCTCATATGCAAAATACATTTTCATTTATTCCGCCACAACGTATTAAACTAGGGCGTGTATATGATTTTGAAGATCAACAAGCAGCATTTTATAATGAAATTGATCAACTTCGAGACAAGTATGGATTAAAAGATACGGATTTGTTAAGTGATTATCATAAAGCATGGTGGCGTGATGTAATACAAACAAAAGCAAATGAAGTAGGATACGAAATACCGGATGATATTTTAGTAACATTAACCCAGCGCTGGGCATTTGATAATAAATCTACAAATATATCAGTACTTAAAAAACAAATTGATAATCCGGAATTTGTTGCATGGGTTGATGCATTTGATAAAAAAGATTTTAAACAATATCGTAAACAAAACTTAGAACCGTTTGAATCAATCTTTTTACGTTTAGGTGTATTAGTATTGCAAAATGCATCTAATTTCTTAGCAGCAAATCCTAGCCGAACTGTGCAAGCAATTAAATCCGAATTATCACAATTGATTAAAGATTTACAAGGATCTCCAAATGAAGATACGTTACGTAAATTAGAGTCAGAACTTCGTAGAATTCAGAAGTTAGGAGGATTTGATTCAATTGTACCGTCTGAAGGCATAGTATTTACATATCAAGGTAACACATACAAGATGACAGGAGCATTTGCACCAGTGAATCAGATATTAGGCGTATTAAAATACGCACGGTGATATTTATATAAAAATAGGATAATTTAAAATGGCTCAAAAACATAAAAGCAAGTATAAAGCTCCAAAAGATCTAGAAAAATCACAAAAACCAAAAGCTCGTAAAGATCTTAAAGATTATACAATGGATGATAAAGATGGAGGATTAAATCCAAAATCTAAAAAAATAAACAATTAGGTGTATTACGTAAAACGGATAAAGAAGTTGTTGATACTGGTAAATTGGATATTAAGTATGATGCTGATGATCGTCTTTATACAAAAATTGAAGATGGTGAGTATGATCCTAAAACTGCAGCAAAACGACTAAATAAACGTTCTGAAAAAGAAGAAAAAGAAACTGCGGATGTGTTAAAAGATAAAATTGAAAATTTAACTCGAGAACAAAAAGAACAAATTGTTCGTGAATATATTCGAAGAAAAATTAACAAAGTATTAGCAGAACAAGCAACACCACCAACTGACGAAGAACAGCCGACAGAAGAACCAGAAGCAACACCAACCGAACCAGAAGCACCAGAAGCTACTGATACGACTGCAACACCTACTGCAACACCTGCTGCAGCACCAGATATGACTGCAACACCCACACCTGCTGCCGATCCAACTGCTGCAACACCAACTGAAGAGCCTGCTACAGCCGAAACAACACCTGAACCAGAAGTCGATCCAGAAACTAAAAAAACAATGGATACCGATCGTTTTGTTCAATCATTAAAAATGATGCCTGGTACAGTAGAAAAAATCAAAGCAATTGCTAATGTAATTAAATTAGCAACCAATGAATTAGAATATGATGATTCTAAAAACTTCTTCCAATTATTACGTACATACGCAATTAATAAATTAGAAAGATTAGGCTCAGAAAAAGAATCTAAAAAATAGTTATATGTCAAAAAAGTTACAAAACATTAAAGCCGTTCAACAAATGTTGGAAGGTAATCACAAGTTTCAAACAAAAAAGACCATTGGATTTTCTGATGCAAATGAAACTGCTGAAAAAAATCGAAAACGTTTAATAGGAGACGTTTGGGAAGAAACTGATTCTGCAACCGGAATTACCCATGTAATCGAACAACGAGATGGGTTTCGAATTAAAAAAACAAAAAGCAGTGATGTATTGCAAGAAGTTCGAGACGAAGTTCGTTCATTTCCTAATTGCCGTAAAGAAACATGTACATGTTTAGGTAAACATCCCATAGATCAAAAAATGCAAAAAATACATGGAATGTGTTTTGATTGTGTGGTTGAAATGGAACATGAATTAAAAAAATCTGGCAAATATACAGAATATGAACAGACAAAAATTCGTGAAAATGCCTTAGCTTGGTTAGCTTCTGCAGAACGAGATGTTGCTATGTTAAAACAAGCATATACTCAAGCATCTGAATTCGTAACAAATTCGGCCGGCGAAAAAGAATCATGGTCAGCTCGTATGACTTCTGAGGAATTTGAAGAAACAATACAAAAACAATTTGATAAATTTAAAGAAAACTTTTTAACAAAATTAAATGGAGAAACAAATGAAAATGATTAAAAAATATTGGGCAATACTAGTAGGAGCAATTATTGCAATTATCGGAATATTTGCAGTAACATCGCGTCGAAATTCTGATAAAAAATCGGATAAACTAAAAAAACAAATTGATGACAACACGCAACAAGTTAATCAATTGCAAGGTAAAGTTGATGTTATAGAAGAACAACGAGAATCTGTTAAAACAGAAATTGAACAACATGAACAGACAATTGAAGAGTTAAAACATGAAAAAGAAAATATTGTTGTAGAAGAAGCTAAAACGGTACAAGCTGCAAAAGAAAATATTTTAAATAAAACACGCAGAGGTCGTAAACCTAAAAAGAAATAGTTATGAAACGTTTATTATTATTATTAATATTTCCCATTTCTTGCTTTGCACAAGAAGTTGATGATACTTGTTTTACGGAACAAGAAATATTAGATATTTCATTTACACTCGATTCACTTTACAAAGTTATTGATATAAATGATAATATCATAATAGAACAAGAATTTTTAATTGATAAACAAAGTAAATTAATTGAATTAGATTCAATACAATTATCATATAAAACACAACAAATAGATTTATTACAGAAAAATATAAATTTATATGTTGAACGAGAAAAGCGTTTACAGCCAAAATGGTTTGATAATAAAGCAATTTGGTTTGGTAGTGGTATTTTAACTACGTTATTTACTGGCGTAATTATCAATCAATATTTAAAATAAATGTCGCAACCTAACATAAAGCAAATAATACAGCAACAGTACATGATGTGTGCTAAAGATCCTGTATTCTTTATGCGTAATTATTGTTATATCCAACATCCAAAACGGGGTAAGATTAAATTTAATCTGTTTCCATTTCAGGAAGATTCATTAACTGAATTGCGAGATAATCGATACAATGTTATTTTAAAATCTCGGCAGTTAGGTATATCAACATTATCAGCTGGCTTTGCTTTATGGAGCATGTTATTTGCAGAAGATTTCAATGTGCTTGTTATTGCCACTACGCAAGAAGTAGCAAAAAACTTAGTAACTAAAGTGCGAGTGATGCATGACAATTTACCAAGTTGGCTTAAAGGTACAGTTGAAGCAGACAATAAATTGTCTTTAAAATTTAAAAATGGTTCGCAGATTAAAGCAGTATCATCAGCAACCACCGGAGCTCGATCAGAAGCATTATCATTATTAATTGTGGATGAGGCTGCTTTTATTAGAAACATTGAAGAAATATGGATAGCATCACAAGCAACTCTATCAACGGGTGGTGGTGCTATTG